GTGTTTAAATTAGTTACACGAACTAGTTGTGTTTATGGAAGATTAATTGAAGGTGGTGCTAACGAAGGCAAACCTTTGTCTGTTAATGTACTTCCGGCTCAATATATGGCTATCATTGCGGAAGTTGAAGTGTTTCCGCCACAAGTTGGCGGTTATCAACTTTATTATGGTAAGTTATGGTCATTTAAAAGAGAAGAAATCTTACACGATAAATACTTTAATCCACAATGGAATATAACGGGTAACCAATTGTACGGGCAATCTCCACTAAAAGCTGCATCAAGAACTTTAACACGTTCAAATGAGGCTAAAACGGCGGCAGTATCGGCATTCCAAAATGGTGGGCCGGCCGGAGTTCTTTTTATGAATGATGATAGGTTTGACCCGATAAGCGGTGGCGCACAAGCTCAAGCATTAAAGAAATCAGTAAGCGAGAAAGGGGGAAGCCAAAATTTTAATCAAATAGCCGTTTCGGGTTATAAAGTAGATTGGAAAGAGATAGGGCTTTCTCCGGTTGAATTAGGTATCTTAGAAAGTGAGAAATGGGATATGGTTAGCCTTTGTAATATTTACGGAGTGCCTTCTCAACTTTTAAACGATGCTGCAAATAAAACTTATAACAACCAACAAGAAGGCGAAAAGGCTTTAACATTACGTTGCGCCATTCCTTTATTGAATGAGATAAGAGATGATTTAAACCATAAACTTCATACCGATTGGGGTTATGCTAATCAAAGAGATATTTATATCGATTATGATGCAACTGTTTACAAAGAATTAGAAGCTAATAAAACTGAACAAGTAGCTTGGTTAGATAAGGCTTGGTGGCTTACTCCAAAACAAAAATATGAACAAATGGGTATTGAAATACCTGATTATGTTGACCAAGCGGAATTAGAGAAACTTTACATCCCTAGCAACATTGCTCCAATGGATAGCTTTGAAACAATAGCACCACCTAAAAATATTGAAGAACTATTAAATAATAAATAATGAACGATTTAGAAAAACAAATAAGTCAATTAGAGGCACAATTTAAAGCTGAGTCTCAAATATTACAAGCTAAAGCTTTTAGTGATGTAGAAATGCAAGAGCCTATTGAGCAAGTAGAACCAAGTAACGAGCCAAACGAAGGAACTCCACAAGATAACTTCGCAGACTTTGTAAGTTATTTAAAGTCAGCATTTGACCAAGCCGTTGTATGGCATCATCAAACTAATGTGTATTCAATGCACAAGGCATTAAATAGTTTTTACGATGGTATTTTAGATTTAACCGATGGCTTAGTAGAAAGCACTTCAGGTATTTATGGACGTCCTGTTGGGTATGTAATTATGCAACCAATGGACTATCAAAACCCTGAACAAGTAACGGCATACTTCCAAGCGTGTTATGCAGAGATACAAGAAGATAGACAAACGATTTACCAAGAAACTTGGATTCAAAACCAAGTAGATGAGATTGCGACATTATTTGCAGAAACAATCTATTTACTTTCATTAAATAAATAATGAATAGCCAATACAAGAAATTGTATGCTCAAGGACTTAAGACGTATTCTCCTCAGTTTAAGAAAGAACTTCAAAGACAGGTGGATACGTTTTGTCGTACAAAGAACTTAAATGATATAAGCGGGAAAGGCATTAAAAAGACACTTTATTCGTTACACCTAGCAATGGGTACTAAAACGGCTGAAATGTCCTATAAAAGCGTTAAAAGTGGCAAGAAATCAATTATACCATTTGAACACAAAGGTTTTTTATCGGATTTATGGTCTAACGTTATTGCAAGGTATTTAGATTTAAAAGGATTAAGTGCTTTAGTAGAAGAAATAACAAACACAACTAAGGAACAAATACAAAGATTTTTAAAAAAAGGTATTTTAGAAGGTAAGCCATTAAATGAAACTATTAAAGAATTAAAGATTGCGGGAATAACTGATTACCGAGCAGAATTAATAGCAAGGACCGAAACAGGCAGAGCAGCTAATGTAGGTTCAATGGTAGGTGCTATAAGTACGGGATTAAAAACAAATAAGATTTGGATTAGTACGTTAGATAATCGTACAAGAAGAATACCGCCCGGCCCATTTGACCATTTAAGTATGAATGGAATAGAAGTTCCAATGGATGAAAGATTTGAAGTATTTAGTTTAGAAGGAAATGATTATATGCTACATCCTGGAGACCCTTCTGCACAAGCGGGTAACGTTTGTAATTGTAGATGTACCTTAGGATACAAAGTAGTAAAAGATAATGATGGAAATTATATTACTTATGACCAACAACCGCCTAAAGGAGATGCAGGGCAAATATGGAGTTTATTAACCGATAATCACAATAACGATATTTACACATTAATTGCTAATGCATTACAATAAAAAATATAACTTTGTTCTATGAGTAAGATTCAATTAAAAGATATAAATGATTCAATATTAGATGTAAGTCCTAAGACTAGAACCGTTAAAGCGGTATGGTCTAGAATGAATAATATTGATTTAGATAATGATATTATAGTGCCTGAAGCGTTTACAAAAACAATATCAGAACGTGGACCTAGTGCAAAAAATATGATTTTTTCTTTAGTAGACCACAAAGCGGATATGAATCACGTAATTGGTAAGCCTAAGGAACTTTATGTTGATGGAGATAAATTAATAGCAGTTACTGAAATAGTACCTACACAAGCAGGAGAAGATATAATAAAATTATATGATTCGGGAGTAATAAATCAACATTCTATTGGTTTTTCTACTATTAAAGCTACAGAAGGTAAATCAGGTATAAGAACAATTAATGAATTAAAACTTTACGAAGGTAGTGCGGTATTATGGGGAGCAAATCCTGAAACGCCAACACTAGGATTTAAAAGTGAAGAAACATTATCTTTGCGTTTAGACAATCTATTGAAGGCAATTAGTAATGGTAAATATACCGATGCTACATTTAAATCAATAGAACTAGAAATAAAACGAATACAGGACATTTTAACTAACAACACTCAACCCGCAGCAGCAGTTGAGCCGATAGTAGATGAGAATGCCGAAATTCAAAAAGCAATCAAAGAATTTAATAAATTATTTAAAAAGTAAAAATGGAAAATTTAGACTTAATCAAAGAAATGGCTGAAAACGTAAAAGGTTTTTCTGCTCAAATTGATGATGTAAAATCTACTGTATCAGTAGTAAAAGACGAAATGCAAAAGCAAATTGATGCTGCATTCGCTGCAAAGAAAACAAGTGAATCAAAAGAAGTAAAATTCTTTGATGAATTAGTTAATGAAAAAATGGAAGGTCGTTTAGAAGAAATGGAATCAACTTTGAAAAAAGGTGGTAAGTTCCGTTTAGAAATGCCTGAAGCAAAAACAATGACTATTAGCGGTAACGTAACAGGTAACCCTGTAACTACTTACGCTTTACGTCCTGCATTGCAACCAGCACAATTAGTTAACTTCCGTGATTTAGTTCCTACAGTACGTTCTGAGAGTGGTCTTTACACTTTCTACAAGGAAAACACAGGAGAAACTAATAACATTGGTTCTCAAACTGAAGGTGCAACTAAAGGTCAAAACGATTACTCATTAACTGAGACTAAAATCGTTAACTCTTACATCGCAGGTTTCTCTCGTTTCTCTAAGCAAATGATGAAATCTTTACCATTCTTAAGCCAAAGCTTACCAAGAATGTTACAAAGAGATTTCTTTAAGGCTGAGAACGCTAGTTTCTTCTCAACTGTAAGTGGTGCTGCTACAGGTGTTACTACAACAACTGAAACGGTAGACTTAAAGCAATTAGTACAATTAATTGCTAACCAAAAGGCTGCGAACTTTAACCCTTCTTACATCTTAGTATCTCCTGCTCAACAATCAAAAATCTTGATTGATACAATCAACGCAGGTTACTATGTAGGTTCAGGTAGTGTTCAAATCGGTACAGGTGGAGACATCACAATTTGGGGTGTACCTGTTCTTTCAGCAACTTGGGTTACTGATAACAAAGCATTAGTTATTGATGCTGATTACATCGAAAGAGTAGAAGTTGAAGGAATTGCAATCGAGTTCTCTTATGAGGATAGTGATAACTTCCAAAAGAACTTAGTAACTGCAAGAATTGAGTGCTACGAAGCAATAAATTTAATGCTTCCTGGTTCTGCAATCTATGCTACTTTGAATGCTTAATTCTTATAGTTAGATATATAAATTACCCTCTACTTAAAACGTAGGGGGTTTTTTATTATAATTAATGTAAATTTGTAAAAAAGAAATTATGTCTTTCTATAATTACCTAATTGATTATTCTTTGGAATATAGTGGGAATGTGGTTGAACCAGTAACCCTTGCTGAAGCTAAAAATTATTGCCGTGTTACTACGGACCAAGATGATGATTTAATTCTTAATTTAATTACTCAAGCAAGAGAAGCCGTTGAAAAGGCGACAGGACTTTGTATTATACAAAGAATAGTAAATGTGTGGTTTAATAACCCAGCAGGAGGATTCCAATTACCTTATGGTCCAATTACTTTTTTTATGGGATTGCAAGATGAAAATAACAATTCAGTTTCGGAGGCTAACTATAATTTGAGAGGTGGGCAATATCCTAGCCTTGTTTTCCCTATTTGGAACGGATTGAGGGCAACATATCAATCAGGGTTTGATTGTGTTCCTAAAGACCTTAAAATAGCCATTTTGGACCAAGTAGACTTTGATTATGAGAATAGAGGTGCGGATATAGAAAGATATGACCAAACAGGGGTATGCCAAAAGACTTGGAGAGCTTGTCAAAGATATACTAGAACCAGTCCAATTTTATAATATGCAAATAGGTCAAAAAAAGAACAGAAATGTTAATTCCTCAACGATGACACGTAGGGCGGATTTGTATAGACCAACCACCACAAGTGATGGCGAAGGGGGATATACTACTGCTTTTACTTTACAAGAAACTGTGTGGGGAGATTTTAGACCAGCTAGAAGTATTAGAACTTTACTAGAAGATGAAAAGACTTTTTATCAAGATGCTAAACTTTATATTCGTTATGGCACTACAATTAGCGAAGAATATCAGGTATTTGTAGAGGGTAAAATGTACACAATTCAATCAATAAATGATGTTGATAATCAGCATCGTTTCCTAGAAATCAATTTTTATGGCTAGTGAAATGAATGTTTTTGGTATTGATAAACTTATAACTGAATTGAAAAATTATAGTGAAAAAATTAATACAGATATTAATAATTCAGTAAAAGCAGCAGCTTTAAATGTAGAAACTAAAGCAAAAATGGATTGCCCAGTAGATATGGGAACTTTAAGAAGTTCAATAAATACTAGACCAATAAAAGATGAAGATGGTTATGGATATGAGGTTTTTACTCCATTAGAATATGCTCCTTATGTTGAATTTGGTACAGGAACTAGGGTTTCAATACCAACTGGATATGAAGAATATGCTATGCAATTTAAAGGGCAAAAATCAATAGCAGGTATGAATGCTCAACCTTATTTAATACCTAACTTTGAAATGGAGAAAGAAGCATTGATTAGTAATATTAAAAAAATAATAGGAAATGTATAATCCTAACATAAATATAAAAAAATGGTTTTATACCACATTAACTTCGGCTACTGGACTAGGAGTTTATGATGGTATTGCTCCAACAACGGCAGGTAATGAATATCTTATTTTAACTGGCAGAAGTTCAAGTCAAGTTCAAGGGAAAAATGGATATACAAACACTTTGGTATTTATTGTGGACATTGTTACAAAAAATGCTAACTTTGGCTTTAAACGTGCTGAAGAAATTAGCAATTTGATTTTAAATGCTATAAATTCTGATACTACAATAACACTACAAGCAGGATGGGAAGCATCAAGTTTAAGTGTTGCAGGAATTAGAAATTTACAGGCTTTAAATCCTCTTGATAACGTTTTTAGGACATTAATAACATATAATTTAACAATAACTCAAAATTAAAATAAAATGGCAGAATCTAAAGTATCAGCTAGAAGTTACCTATTATTTGCAGATGCAACAAACAGTGGCACTTATGCAGTAGTAGCTTGTTTAACTTCAAACGCTATTACATCAAGTAATAACGTAATCGATGCGTCTTCTAAATGTGGAGATGACTACGAACCAGGACCAAATTTCAAACAATCTATCAAAGCAGAAGGTTTTGCAATAGACCAAACAGGAACAGAATCAAAAGATTCTTATGACTTGTTATATTCTTTGCATACTGCTAAGACTAAGTTTGCTATTAAAATGGGACCATCTAGTCCAACTGCGGGTAATGTAACTTATGGTGGTACTGCTACTGATTTAGTTTTTATTTCTAATTGGGACTTAACTGCTCCTGATAAAGAAGATGTGAAATTTACTGCAACTTTTGAAGTAGTAAATCCTCCATTAAGTCAAGCTAGAGTAACATCATAAAAAACCTAAAATATGTTTGAATTAAGACTGAACAACAACACAATCCATTTGAAATGGGGAACTTGGGCTATGCGTGAGTTTTGCAAAGAATACAATATTACTTTAGAAAAGTATTTTGAAATTCTTGCAACATCACAACAAGACCTAAGTATAATTATTAAACTTTTCCATATTGGCTATAAATCAGCTTGTATAAGTAGAAAAGAAGAAATAGTTTATACCGAAGATGATGTTTGTGAATGGATAGATGAAATAGGTTCTATTTTCAAAGTTGATGGTCAATTGGTAGATTATTTTAAATATATCTTATCAAACACTAATATTGATGTTAGTGGTCCTAAAGAAACAGAGAAAAAAAAAGCCTCAAAAAGTTAACTTGGGATGATATTCTAGTTAAAGCTGCTGAATGTGGAATACGACCAAGCGAATTTTGGGAAATGACTTGGAAGGATTATAGTATTATAGTTTTGGGAACAGAACGAAAAGAAGTAAATGAATGGGCGAGGACAAGAAACCTCGCCTATATTATATACTTAAGTAATAGTGCAGAAAGTCATCCTAAATCTTTGACATCTTTTTGGCATATTCCACAAATAGATGATGTAGAAGAACCTGAAGAAGAAACATATTTATCAAGTGACCAACTTTTACGAACTTTGGAGTTATACGGAATAAATTAATAAAATATGGCAACTGATTTTACATCTTATTTAGGGGTCAAATTCAAATTTGATAGTGCTGAAGCTAGAGCAGATATAGTTAAACTTCTTAATGATTTAGATTATTTTGAGAAAAAGTTAAAAGGTAATTTTGATACTAAAGCAATTACCGATTGGAACAATAAGATAGATATAGCCAAACAAGGATTAAATGAATTTGGTGTTCAAGTAGATACAGTTACTCAACAATCATATCAGAATTTTAGAGCCATCGGGCAAATGGATAGGGTTACTCGTGAATTTGCTTCAGGTGGATTAACAAGTGGCTTGAATGGGTTAACTATGCTAGGTAACTCATTAACTCGTTTAGCAGTTCAAGAGGGAGGTTTTAAAAATGCTATCACAGGATTAGCAGGTGCTTTTACTGGTCCTGCTGGAATAGTTTTAGGTCTTTCTGCGGTTGTAGGTTTGTTTGAATTGTATGAAAAAAATACTAAAAAAGCAACTGATGCAAATGAGGCTTTTATTAAATCATTAAATGAAATTAATAAAAAACTTTATGAAATAGCAGG